GTCGTTACTGGCTCGAGCGAAGCGGTTGTTACCGAGGTCGAAGGCGACGTTATAGACGAAATAAGCTCTTATTTAGGCACTCGATACGATACGGCTAAAATATTCATTTATTACGTGCCTTTTGTTGTTGGCGAGAGCTTCGCAATAGGTACGGTCTTATATTTGAGCGCGCCTAAATACGACATAAATAAAGCCTACGCCCTTAACGATTTGGCGACCGACGACGTTAAAGTATTCAAAGCTTTGCAAGCTGGGACAAATAAACCATTTACCGACGCGGCTTACTGGGTCGAAATTGGTAAAAATAACGCTTTTTATACGGTAAAAACCGCCGACGCCGCGGGTATCTTATCAAATAACGACCATTATACCGCTGGCGACCCGAGAAACGCCCTTATTAAGCGTTATACGGTCGATATTGTACTATACGAACTACATAGCCGTATAAACCCGCGAAATATACCCGAGTTTCGCATACAAAGAAGAGACGACGCGATTAGTTGGCTTAAACTGGTGCAAAACCCGCGAAATAACGTAAACGCCGACTTTTTACCAGCTAAAGACTTCGGCTCTCAAAGGGGTACAGATATAAGCTGGGGCGCAAGACTTAAACAAACTAACAAGTATTAAGATATGGATATTTTCGGTATTAGAATAAGCAAAGACGGCGTTTATAACGTCGCAAAGCGCGAGGCTTCTTTATTAGACGCCCGAAACGTAGCTCGAGAGAAAAAAGAGCAAAGACAACAAGCCAACGACATACGTAAAGGGGTCGTAAAAGGTATTTTTACCCGCGTCGCCCAAGGTATAAAGGACTGGCAAAACGCGACGTTAATCGCCGAGAGTATCATAAACCCAAATAATACCGAGCTTATACGCGTTTATAGAGACATCGAAATCGACGCGCATTTATGGGCGTTAATGCGTACCATACAATTAAAAGTTATTAGTACTAAATTTTTCGTTTATAACGCTTCGGGCGAGATTGACGAAGAGAGTACGAAAAAGCTTCAACAAAAATGGTTTAGACGACTTTGTCTTCACACTATCGACGCCGATTTTTACGGTTTTAGTCTTGTCCAATTAGGCGACATCGTAGGCGGTAACTTTACGGGTTGCGAGCTTGTACCGCGCGAGTACGTTGTACAACAAAGGGGCGGCGTAAAGAAAAATATTTCAAACCCGAGAGATTTAATAATTTTCGACGAAGACGAGTTTAAAAACTGGGTCTTACCTATCGGCGAGCGTAATAATTTAGGACTATTACACAAAGCCGCGCCCTTGGTTATTAAGAAAAAAGAAGTTATTTCGGCTTGGAGCGAAGCCGCCGAGGTCTTCGGTATGCCTACGCGTATCGGGCGTACACAAATTAACAGCCCCCAGCACCGCGAGAATATGGAAGATATGCTCGAGAATATGGGGTCGGCGGCTTGGGGCGTTTTCGATAAAGACGACGATATACAGCTAATTGAAGGCGGTAAGAGCGACTTTTTTAAGATTTACGACGAGTTTATTAACCGAGCAAACTCGGAACTATCGAAGCTTATTTTATTACAAACTGGTACGACCGACGAAAAAGCTTTCGTAGGTAGTGCCGAAGTACACGAAGGTATTTTAGGCGACGTAATCGAGTCTTATATCTTAATGGTCGAGGATATGGCAAACGAGCAACTAATACCGTTATGCAATAGACACGGTATTTTACCCGTAGGCTCTTATTTAAAGGCTAATAACGAGCAAAAATTTACACCTAAAGAAACTTTCGACATCGTTAAAGAGCTGTTAAAATTCTACAAAGTACCCGCCGAATGGATAAACGAAAATTTTGAAGTACCAGTCGAAGAAAAAGCCGAGCCGACACCTACGCAAGTAATCGCCGACCCGAACGCGAAGCCCGCGTCTGTTATGAAGGCTGTTAAAAATTTGTACGAAGGAGTATTAACGAAATGCGCTCACTAAATGAATGATTTTTTAGATTTTAGCCCCGCACAATTAGAAGCCCTTATAAACGACGTTTACGGGGGCGTCGTTACGCCTACAAATTTACCGCGCGACTTGTACGAGGCTATAAATAAAGTCTTAATCGACGCGGTCGAAAGTGGTTTCGGTACAGACTACGGCGACGGGTCGGTATCGTCTAATTTGTTAACAAAATTTCGTAAAAATGTATCGGTATTTAGCGCGGCTAAAACTTACCAGCAAGTTAACGATATGAGTAATTTCGTTATAGGCGAAGACGGTACAAAATTACCTTTTTCGGAGTTTAAAAAATACGCCGAAGAGATTTTCGATACTTATAATAAAAATTGGTTAAAGACCGAGCAAGACACCGCCTTCGCCTTGGCACAATCGGCGCAAAACTGGGTACAAATCGAAGAGCAAGCCGACGTATTACCGTTATTAAGGTTTCAAACCGTAGGCGACGGGCGCGTACGCGATAATCATAAAGTATTAGACGACATCGTTAAGCCAGTAAAGGACAAATTTTGGAATGATAATTACCCGCCTTTAGATTGGAATTGTCGCTGTATTGTAACCCAGCACGCGGCGGGCGAGTTACCAATAACAAGCGATAAAGCTATAAACGATAAGGATTTACCGCCTATACCGTTGTTATTTAGGGGTAACCCAGCAAAAGACGGCTATATTTTTAACGAAGACGTACACCCTTATTTTAAAGTGGACGAAAAATATAGTATTTCGACGAAAAAAACGCCAGCAAAACCAAAAGCGAAACCAAAGACCGAAAAAGAGGTCGAGAAACCTAAACCAGTCGAAGGATTTGTAACAGCTTCAAACGTAAAACAAGCTCGAGAGATAGCAACTTCGATTATAGAGAAAAATAGTAACATAAAAGTAAAATCGGTTACTTTTTCGACCGACTTGTCTCTCGAGAGAGTAAATACAAGGCTCGAAACTATAAACGATTTATTTAGTCAATACGAAGTTAATTTTACCAATAGAGCAAACGCCGAAGCTACTCGAATTATTTTTAAAAGTACAAAATCGACTTACGGGTCTGTAACTCGAAGTTTATCGAGAGCCGAAGGGTCTCAAATAAAAGCTATAAACTTCGGCGACGCGACCGACACGGCTAAAAATAGAGTATTTGACGAGCTGGCGACCGCGACAAGACCTAAAAGTCGGGTCGATTTGGTAAACATCGATAAAGCGACCGTTACTCACGAATTTGCGCACGTTATCGCTATTAGTCAAGAATACGAAGTCGTAAACGCCGCGCCAAAGCTAAAAGAGTTTATAAAAGAGCTTAATTTATTGAAAAATGAATACACAAAAGAGCTTAATTCGGCTTGGCTGGCGAGAGATAAAGAGGGTTTTAAGCCTATAAATAAAATATCTCTCGGTAAATACGCCAGTACAAACCTTAACGAATTTATGGCGGAAGGGTTTACAGAATATAAGTTAAGCTCAAAACCAAGTAAATACGCCTCTCAAATAGGTAAATTAATTGATAAATATTTTAAAAAGTAAGATTATGGAAGCTACAAACTTAATTTGTTTTAAATGTAAACACTTTCGCGAGTTTTCGGGCGGTTGCGTTGCGTTTCCCGAAGGAATACCCGACGAAATAACCGAAGGCAACAACCAGCATAAAAAACCGCTTAAAACGCAAGAAAACGAGGTCGTATTTGAAGAGGGCGAAAATGAGCTTTAATTTTAAACAAAAAATCGAGCGTTTTAAGCAAATGAAACGCTCTTTACCGATAGTCGTAGCAAATACAGCTAAAAACCATTTTTTAGAGGGGTTTCGTAAAGGCGGTTTTACAGACGAGACCTTCGACCCTTGGGCTAAACGTAAAGCGAAGGCAAGGCGAAACGCTGGGCGCGCTCTTTTGGTCGATACTGGACAACTTCGACGCTCGATAAGGACTATAACGGCAACGTTTAACCGTATAGAAGTCGGCTCGACTGGTACAAAATACGCCGCTCGACATAACCAAGGTTTAGACGGTATGCCTAAACGTCAATTTATAGGTAATTCGAGACAACTACGTAAGAAAATAAGAAAAATTATACAACAACAAATAAAAGATATATTATGAGCGCAAAACTCGATTTTTACGATATTATAAAAGCTCGCCTTTTAGAAAAAGTACCCGCGATTAAGACGTTAAGGCTGTTTAATAGTCAATTTGATAAAGAAGAGGTCGAAGACGCTTTCGAGTACCCCGCGGTTTTCGTCCAGTTTTTAAATCTTAATTGGATAGCCAAGCCCCAAGGCTTACAAGAAGCCGACGCGGTAATACGTTTACACGTTGGTTTTCACTCTTTAAAAACCGAAGAGCGCGAAATATTTAAACTTATCGAAGACATACACAAAGCTTTACAAAATTTATCTACGGCGCAATTATTCGGCGATATGAATAGGGTAAACGAAGAGCAAGACATCGACCACGGTAACGTAATCGTTTGGCTTGCCGATTATTCGACCTTATTAACCGATATTTCGGGGTATAGGTCTAAAGATTTGGTCTTGACCCAAATAGCCGACGCCGATTTTACTCGAGAGAGCGAAGGCGTAAGATTAAACCAAATACACGAATAAAAAAGCCCCTTATTTGGGGCTTTTTCTTTGTTTTGAGACCGTTTTAATCTCTTCGGGGGTTTCGCCTTCTTTTAACCCAATAGGTAAAGGCTTCGGCGTTCGTTTCGCCTCTTCTTTTTTAGTTTTCTTTGCCATTTTGTAACATTTTATCGTTAGACTCTTTTAAAATTTCTTGAGTGCGTTTCTCGATTAATATATCGCGCTCACTCATACGCGCGTTAAGGTCTATTACTGGCGTGTCGGGTCTTAAAATAGCCGCTTTAAAACCAGCTCTTACACGTTTAAGGTTTTGTATTACTGAATCTGAATTTCTCTCGATTGTAAAACCATTTTGAGACCAACGTACGGACAAAATAACAACTTCGCCGATTTTATAATTTTCAGTTACAACCTCGCCCGCTGGCGTTTGTTGGTTTTGCTGGCGTCTCTCGAGCTTAATTTCGCCCTTT